AGCTCTAATCCCTACTGAAGTGTTAAAACCACACTTTGTAAACAAAACACGCAACCCACTTTTGGACCTTGTGAAGCGTGTCCAAGTCAACAGCGGTGGTGGTAAATACCCAGTTATCAAGAAAAGTGATGCCAAAATGTCATCAACAGATGAATTGAAAGCTAATCCAGAACTTGCAAAACCAAACATCACTGAAGTTGATTACTCAATTAAAACATACCGTGGTTATATCCCAGTATCACAAGAAATGATTGATGATGCAGATTACGACATCATGGCAATCGTCGAAGAAGAAGTGTTCAACCAAGGGGAAAACACTGAACTTTCATTAATTGCTGATGTCCTAAAAACTGCAACTGTCGCTGATGCAACTGGATTTGATGGTATTAAAGACATCTACAACAAAAAACTTAAACCGATCTACAAAGCAAGTATCGTAGTAACTCAATCAATGTTCGCAGCTCTTGACAAAGTCAAAGACAAGAATGGGAACTATATGCTTCAACCAGATGTTACATCTCCAACTGGCTATTCATTCGGTGGGAAGACTATCTACACAGTAGAAGATACTGTTTTCGGTAGCGAACGCGATATGAAATTCTTTATCGGTGACATCGCTGAATTCGTTGGATTGTTTGACCGTTCTCAAGTATCGGTTAAATGGGTAAACAATGACATTTACGGTCAATTGCTTGGGCTCTTCATCCGTTTGGATGTTAAGAAAGTAGATGAAGCTGCTGGATTCTTCGGTACTTATACTGACGCAGTTGGATAAGGAGGTGGCTCTTGAGCTATACAGTAATCCGTCCATTTAAGGACTTAAACGATCCTGAACAACATGACTACTCGGTCGGTGATGCCTTTCCTCGCGAAGGGCATGAACCAACAGAAACTTTTATCAACGGTCTTTTGAATGGGTTAAATAGTGCTGGCTCAATCTTCATTGAGGAAGTCCCAGACAAAAAATCTAAAAAAACAAAAGATAAACCAGTTGTAGAAGAAGAGTCCATCGCAGAAGAAGAGGAATAAACATGAATGAATTTCAGCTTTTAGAGTTGCTGAAACTCAAGTTAGGTATTTCAACCAAACTGAGAGACAAGCCACTAGAAAAAATCATTTCAAGTGTCATCACTGAATTGACCGATAACCTCGGTATCGAGCTTGTTGGTGAGCGTGCTGACCATGAAATGTTTATCGTTGACTACGCTGCATATCGTTATGAAGGTGGAGTGGACATGCCACGTCACCTTCAGTGGCGATTACACAATTTGCAATTATCGGCAAAGAAAGAGGTTAAGAATGTGGAACAATGAAATCACACTAACCTCTAGAAAAATCAAAGGTAAGGACAAGCTCAAACAACCAATCTACGAAGAAGCAGAAGTGACTATCTTGTGTCGCAAAAAGAAAGTTCCTCGCTCTGAATTTTATCAAGCCAATCAAGCAGGATTAAGACCGAGTCTAGTTGTCGAAGTTCATAATTTTGAATACGACAACCAAGAACATGCAGTATTTGAAGGCAAGAAATATCGTGTCTTAAAGACCTATCCAATTGATTCTGAAATTTTGGAATTGACTTTATCGGAGAAATTAGAATGAGCATTGACCTCGCTGATTTCATTGCAAAAGAGCTAGCTTCATACTCAACTGAGTTTTCAGAAGGTGTGGAAAAGATTGCTGAAGAGGTGGCAGAGGAAGCAGTACAGGAATTAAGACAGACCAGTCCAAAAAGATACGGGAAATATCGCAAAGGCTGGAAAAAGAAGAAGCTAGCAAATGGCTCTTATGTTGTCTTTAATTCTGTCGCCAGTCTTACTCACCTACTTGAGAACGGGCACATCCTACGAGACGGTGGTCGTGTATCTGGTATAGTCCACATTAAACCAGTTGAAGAAAAAGTTATCGAGAATTTTGAAAAAAGAATCAAGGAGATTGGCCAATGAAACTTTCAGAGTTTGCTGACATTTTAGAGAAATCAGCCTTACCTGTAACTTACCGAGCGTATCAAGAGGGCAACGCCCCCGATATGCCTTACCTGATTTACTACGAATCCAGTCCAGCAATCAATGCAGCTGACAACACGGTTAATCATGAGATTAAGAGCGTGACAGTCGAGCTTGCATTTGAGCGCAAGGATGAAGATTTAGAAGAGCGACTAGAAGAGCTGTGGGAATCCCATGAGCTCTTTTTTGAAGCTCAAGAAGAAACATTTATCGAGACTGAAAGGCTATATGTCAAGCCTTACACAGTTTATCTATATTAAGGAGGAATGACATGCCCGAAAACAAAGTAACGTTTGGTTTAAAAAATGTTCACGTCGCACCTGTAAAAACTATTGGAGCAGATGGAGTAATTACTTATGACGAAGTATTCCGTTTCCCTGGAGCAATGGACTTGACACTAGATCCAAAAGGTGATTCTGGAGCAGTTAAAGCAGATGATATTGACTACCATTTCATCAACTCAAATGAAGGATATGACGGAAAACTTAAAGTACCTCACATCATTGAAGCATTTGCGACTAAGATTTTGGGAGAAATCAAAGACTCTCAAACTGGTGTCATGACTGAAAAAGGAGATGCAGAACCAACAGCATTTGCTATTATGTTTGAATTCTCTGGTGATAAGAACAAGACACGTCACGTTCTTTACTACTGCTCAGCAAGTCGACCATCAAACGGATCATCAACGAAAAACGGTACAAACGTAAATGAACGTGAGCTATCTTTCAAAGCTAGTCCTCGTCCACTTGACTCAGTTATCAAACGTTCAATCACTTCAGCTGATAACAACGAAGTCTACAACAAATGGTTCGAAAAAGTTTATGAACCTAATGCTGTTGGTTAAGGAGAAATAAATGCGCAAAATCATTATGGTTGGCGAGCAAGAGTATGAGCTAGGAACAAGCGCCTATACTCCAATCGCCTACAAACAACAATTCGGCAAGGATTATTTCCAGGATTTATTCTCAATGTTGCAAAATCAATCCCTTATGTCTGAATTGAACAAACTGAATTCTGGCGAAAAAGAATCGAATGAAGTTGACATTTCAATCTTGTCAGACTTTGACATGACATTCTTTAACCGTCTATTTTGGACCTTTGCTAAAACTGCAAATCCTCACATCAAACCTTACGAACAATTCTTCATGGAAATGGAAAGTTTCCCAATCCAGGAAGTTGGACCTGAGTTGATGGAAATGCTAAATGCAAGTATGTCAACAAAAAAGTCCCAGACCAGTCAGAAACAGCTAGCGAAGAAATCTTCACAGTAGAATCTTATCTGTCCTGTTGTAAAGAAACAGGGTTGTCTATTGATGATTTGAAGAATATTTCAATCGGAATGGCTTTAGATTATCAAACAGATTATGTGAATTTACGAAGCGAAAGCAAAAAAGGCGAACGAAAAGCCAACCAAGCTGATTTTGACAATTTTTAAAAGAAAAGGAGTGCTGAGAGAGCGATTCTAAGGTCAAGTTCATTGACCTGACTGCATTATCAGTCATAGAAGTTCTCTCAGCGCTTTTTATTTTTTCAGAGAAAGGAGGAAACATGGCAGGAAATATTAAAGGCATCAAGATTGAAATCGATGGAGACACACAACCCTTACAGAAGGCGCTCAAGAATGTCAATAAGGCTGCAACAGATGCAAGTCAGGAGCTAAGACAGATTGACAAAGCTTTAAAATTTGATACAGGGAACGTTACTCTATTAACTCAGAAGCAAGAGCTTTTACAAAAACAAGTTTCTAATACAAAGGAAAAATTAGAAACTTTAAGACAGGCACAATCTCAGGTTGAACAACAATTCAAAAGTGGGAACATTGGTGCTGATCAGTATCGAGCATTTCAACGTGAAGTAGAAACTACCAAGAATGTTCTTGAAGGCTATAAAGGAAAACTAGCAAATGTCAACCAAGCACTTTCAGAAAACGGAAATGCTACCCAAAGCAACAAAAGTCAGCTTCAGAACTTGCAGAAAGAACAGAATCGCCTTGCTAGCGAGTCTGAAAAAGTTGTAAGTTCCTTTAAACTACAAGAAAGTCAGTTAGGTGCTAATGCTAGCGAATCTGAAAAACTAGCTCTGGCACAGAAAAAAGTCGGTGCTCAATCCTCTATCGTTGCTAAGCAGATTGAAAATCTTGAGAAGCAGTTAGAATTAACTAAGCAAGAATATGGCGAAAATTCAGTTGAAGCTAACAAAATGGAAGCACAACTGAACCAAGCCAAAACAGCATATTCAAACCTCTCTCAAGAAATGAAGAATTTGGGTGGCGCTGGCAAACAAGCAGCTGGAAACCTGGCTGAAACGAATAACCTCCTAAAAGCCGAACTATTAAACCAATTCTCAGAAAAACTAGCCGACATCAGTCAGAAGCTTGTGGATTTTGGGAAAAGTGCATTAGAAGCCTTCAGACAAGTTGACGAAGGCATGGACACTATCGTGACCAAGACTGGTGCGACTGGCGATAGCTTGAAAGAAATGCAAGATATCGCTTCAAATATTGCAACAGAAATAATTCCAACTGATTTCAGTAAAGCAGGTGAAGCGGTCGGAGAGGTCAACACTCAGTTTGGATTGACCGGTGATGCCCTTAAAGATGTATCTGTGGAGATGCTTAAATTTGCTGAAATCAACGGAACAGACATCACCAATTCGACAATTTCAGCAAGTAAAGCCTTAGAAGCCTATGAGTTATCAACCAGTGACTTAGGGAAAGTTCTAGACTCTGCGACTTACACAGCTCAATCAACTGGTGTGTCAGTTGATGATTTGATGAAAAAAGCTATTGAAGGCGCACCACAAATTAAAATGCTAGGTCTTTCATTTGAAGAAGGTGTGGCATTGCTCGGACAATTTGAAACGAGTGGTGTTGATGCTTCAAGTGCTTTATCAGGGTTGACCAAGGCAGCAGGCTCATACGCTAAACAAGGCAAGACTTTGAAAGAAGGCCTTGTCGAAACAATCGATAAGATAAAGAATACGACTAGCGAAACCGAAGCAATGGGGCTCGCTATGGAAATATTTGGAGCTAAGAAAGCACCTCAAATGATTGATGCAATCAAGCGCGGTTCTTTTGATTTTCAGAGTTTCGCAGAATCTGCTGAATATTCAGTAGGAGCAGTTTCTAAGACATTCGAAGCTACTCTAGATCCAATTGATAAATTCAAGACCGCACAAAACTCAGTTACGCTAGCTATGTCCGAACTAGGAGCAGCAATAGCTGAAACTCTAGCACCTGTCTTTGAGGTTCTTGGAAACATGGTCAAAGACATGGCAGAGTGGTTCGGTGGTTTACCTGGACCTGTTAAAGAATTCATCGTAATT